GTCCATACAAGCATGAACCTTGCCCCTCTCCAACACACGGAGCAGTTCCCGCGCTAACAGTAAATTGAGTGTCTCCATAGCCAGAAGTATCTGAACCCAAAGTAATAGTGGCGGTAAGCATGTTGGCATACGTCCAAATCCCCCAACCACCACTACGTTCTCCGGAATCCATGTCAAACCAAGTGATGTTCCACATATATGGCTCCGTGTTGCTCGGCTCTCCGGACTCCCACGTGAGCTTCACTTGGCTGTCTCCAACAATAAGCGCTGTTAAGTTTGTCGGAGGGTTAAAATATGGAGCTATTGTTGTGGTTGTGGTGGTTGGCACGGCAGATTTGGTAAAAGCACTAGCGGGAACCATCTCAAAACCTTCACCCGTATCCCAAAAGAGCTGCGTGTTTGCTCCACCGCCATTTTCGTAGTACCAGTATGTAAAGGGTTTGGAAACTCCAGCAACAAAAGACTGCGGAGGTGTTGGGTTTCCTCCACCACCCTTATCCACCCAGTTGTCGTCTATTAAAACACCATTAAGGTAGAACTTGGTTCCGTCGTCGGCATAAGGGTAAAAAGTTATATCTCCCGTTACTGGAGAAGTTATATATCCCTCATACTTAACAATGAAGTCTTCATACATGCCGAACATCGGCTCAGAATCAAAATCTTGGTTGATTTGATTTACGGTAGTGGTACCTACAGATGGCCTGCCAGAAACATTGGGCAAGGGAGGGGAGCCGTTATATCCAAAATTAATTGTAAACAGTTACATTGATTCCAGGTTCTGAAGTTGCCTTTGAAGAAGACGGAAACACAAATACAACTGCAAAAAGTACAGCTAGAATCCAACTGCCGCTTCTGCGGCGAAGTTTCCTGGGGGACATGGAACCTCCTGAAATTAAATATTATCACTTTATTAAAAACCTCTAAATTTAATGCTTTGTGATAAAATTCAAGGTGGCGAAGGAGAATTCATGAATACAAAATTCGCAAAAGAGGCAGCAGAGAGAGCTGTAAGAACTTTCTTTCAAGGGTACTTGGCTTACTGGATGGTGAATGGGGCAGATTTTGACAGCCTTATCGCTGGCAATAGCCTAAAAGCTGGAGTTGTTGCTCTTGCTCTTTCGGTAGCCATGAGTCTTGGTTTGAAGAATGTTGGCCCCAATAAAGGTTCAGCAAGCGCCGTTTGATTGCTTCTTAATTAAAAGGCATTCCTCATCTACAATAATTTCGTGCGTTTCTAGCAGCAGAGGAGCTGGCCAAACATGCTTTCAGGCGTTTACAACATAACCTGCGAGCAAGGTGCCACGTTCGTCAGGCTCATAGAGATTGAATATCCAGACCCCACCGACCCGGAAACATATCTTGACTTCGACCTTTCCGGATTTACGGCAAGACTGCAAGTTCGTAGAACTGTTGAAAGCAGCACACATTTCGTGAACCTGACATCAGAAAACGGCGGCATAGAAATGCAGCCGGGTGGAATTCTTAACGCAATGAGAATATATATGAGCGACGAGCTGACATCAACAATTCCGTCCGACGGCGTTTATGACCTTGAAATAGAGTCAGCGTCAGGAGAAGTGTCAAGAGTTATAAGAGGTTCATTTACCCTGATAGCACAGGTAACTCGATGAGCAACGTTCCAAATAATGTTGTAATTGTTGAAGACACACCAAACCAGGTAATAGTCAACCAAGATTCACCAAACCAGGTTGTTTGTAAGGACTGGCGGTCAGGCGGGAAATACAAGAAGATATGTCCATACGCAGTCCATGGCGACTACGGAATGGGTAATCAACCACAACCTCGGAGGAAAGCCATCAGTTACTATCGTCGATTCTGCAGATACGGTAGTAGTTGGTGAGGTAACATATAACAGTAATTCGCAAGTGACGGTCACGTTTACTGCGGCTTTCTCCGGATATGCATATCTAACATAAGGGCGAGGCCAAATGGCGACTAAATTCGTAACAAACCTAGACCTCGTACAGAACCAAATCCTCAATGGTCGGTTTGAGTCTGTAGCCAGCGACCCAAGTACAAACAACTTTGAGGGTCGCTTAATTTACAACACCACAGAAGACACAATAAAGGTCTGGACAGGTTCTGCATGGCGCAAGATGCTCCATGGTATTTCTTCTACTGGTACAGCATCAGAAGCGCTAACAATCAGCGAGTCTAACGGTGCAGTAACGATTACCCCCAATCTGGCAACTGGCACCGACGACGGTGTTATGTCTGCTTCAGACAAGAGCAAGCTTGATGCAGCAACAGCTTCTGACGGTGTCAGCACGCTTGTTATGCGTGATGCTTCTGGTCGCTATCAGGCTGCTACTCCGTCTGCCGGGCTTGATGTCGCAAACAAGGCATACGTTGATTCGGCCCGCACTGGTCTGGACGTAAAGGCTTCCGTAAAGGTAGCAACAACTGGCCCAATTACTCTTTCGACAGGTCTTGAAGCCGGAGATGAAATTGACGGCTACACGCTTGTTGCCGGAGACCGCGTCCTTGTCAAGAACCAAGACACCGCGTCAGAAAACGGCATTTATGTTGTTGCTGAGTCAGGTGCCCCAAGCCGCGCCACCGACGCTGACTCTTCACTTGAGGTCAGCCCAGGAATGTTCACATTCGTTGAACAGGGCACCACAAACGCCGACTCTGGCTGGGTGCTCATTACAGATGGCACCATCAACCTTGGAACAACCGGTCTCGAGTTCTCGCTGTTCTCGGTTGCTGGGAATATTCTCGCCGGCGATGGTCTTCTAAAGACAGGTGACGTTCTATCTGTTCGGGTAGACGACAACGCAGCAAGCCCTACTCTTGAAATATCAAGCGACAGGCTGAGAATTGCATCAACCGCTGCGGGAAGTGGTCTTGGCGGCGGTGGGGCTAGCCCACTCTCTGTAAATGTAGCCGCTGCTGGTGGTATAGAAATATCTTCAGACAACCTTCAAATCAAGGTTGATGGAGCTGTAAGCGGTCTAGAAACAACATCTGATGGCCTGCACCTAAAGTCAAACATGGCCGGTACCGGCCTAACCTTCACTACTGGTGTTCTTTCTGTTAACGCAATCGACCTTGACTCATCAAGTGGTGGCGGTGTTACTGGAATTCTGCCTATTGCTAATGGTGGTACAAACGCATCTACCGAGTCGCAGGCTCGCACAAACCTCGCTGCAACTTCCCCAACCGGTGCGAATACATCAACACCGGTTCTTGCACGAGTCGCTAACAAAGTGATTGGTGATGGTGCTAGCACTTCATACACAGTTACGCATAATTTCGGAACACGAGCAGTAGTCGTTCAGGTGTTTGACTCATCCAGTTACGACACCGTTATAGCTGATGTTGTAAGAACCACAACCGACTCTGTAACGGTTTCATTCTCAGCTGCTCCTGCCTCGAACGCCTTTACGGTAGTAGTAACAGGCTAAGGTTTACATAGCACCTCGAGGGGTGCCCAAATAGAAAACAGTTGAGGCTGGATTCATGACAAGATTCGTAGGCACGCCGCTACGCGGCATAGAGTTCGCTAACCCCTCTGATGAGGCTGTATCAGCTAGAACTACTGGAGATGCGCATCCGAGAATACGGATAGACGCAGGAGGACGAATTACCTGGTCTTCTGGAGCATCTGCAGGAGACTCTCTTCTATATAGAGATGCTGTTGGACATCTAGTCACAGACACAATCTTCGAGGCGTCTGGCGGCCTAATAACGCTAACCACAAACGGGGCACCAACAGGGGCTTTACCAAACGGCGCTATAGCAATAGACACAACCAACGATGTCTTTTATTTCCGCTCTAATAGCGAGTGGTTGGAAGTATCGTCAGGAGCAAATGTAACAATTCAATCGTCTGAGCCAGTGGGGGCCGAATCGGGTGACCTCTGGTTTGACTCAGATACAGAAGTTCTTTACATACTTAATGGAGCAGAATGGGTGAGCGTTAGCGGCTCGCTTACATTGGCAGAGCTTGATGACGTGTCAATACCCGCGCCACAAGCCGGCGATAATCTTGTTTACAACGGAACCGAATGGGTCGCAGAGCCCGGCAATAACCCCAAATATGCAATAGCAGAAGTAATTGGAGATGGTTCTGAAACAGAATTTACAATTAACCATAACTTTGGTACTCGTGATGTATTTGTAATAGCCAGAAACAACGTATCTCCATATGAAGATATAGAAATTGGCTGGGAATCAACAGACGTAAATAACGTAGACATAATTTTTTCCACACCTCCGGGGGTCAATGGGGTACGCATAAACGTTCTTTACGTTGGCGCAACAACTATAAACGGAACGTATACGGCAACCATCGGAGACGGCTCCGCCTTGACATATACGGTGACTCACGATTTCGACACAAGAGACGTAAACGTTGTCTGCAGGGAAGCAGCAAGCCCGTACGGAGTGGTTGACGTTGCATGGGAAGCATCAACAACGGATACAGTTACTCTGTATTTTGCAGACCCACCATCTTCAAATGAAATAAGAGTTGTTGTTTACTCTTCTGAAGTTCTGTTTAGCCGTGTGGGGGCAAGAAACCTAAACGAGCTTGACGACGTAACCATCTCAACACCACTGTCTGGTGACTCCCTCAGATACGACGGAACAACGTGGTCAAACAGCCCTGTAAACCTAAATGAGCTTGGTGATACTGACATTTCAGCGCCAAGCGCAGGTGAAGTTCTTAAATACGACGGAACCAATTGGGTTAACGATACCGACAGCACAGGTACTTCAATAAATGCCCTAGACGATATTGGTGACGTCTCTGTTGCTGGTGCTGCGTCTGGAGATTTCCTCAAATGGAACGGAACAGCGTGGGTAAACCAGTCAGGTATTGCAACAGAAAGCTATGTAAATACTGCTGTTTCCAATCTTATTGATGCTTGCGTAAAATATAAAATTCCAAAATTAGTTTGCTGTTTATCAACATGTGTATATCCAGATGAAAAATATATTAAATATCCATTAACTGAAG